CTACATCACGAACAACAGTCGGATCCATTGCTAACTCAAATGTTCTAGGTATTGGACAACATTCCATCAAGAATGATGGTGTTTCTGCTGTTGCCTTTTCAGAATTTGCTCCTGAAACACCTACTGGCATGGGTCTCGATTACATCGGAATCATTGCAACCAACAACTTCTTCATTCAACTTCTAGGTGTCAACAACTTAGTTGCTAAGGATTGTGAAGTTCGTATGTATGGCGTTCGTGCTCGTGCGGATGCTTCAATTTACGCTGCTCTGGTTCAATCGGAAGTCCTCAGTTCTTGAGGTGATTCCGATCGTACAGATTCACGGAAACTATTGTGGGCCGAACTGGACTCATGGAAGAGCCATTCCCGCCTCCATGTACGACAAGTATCCCGAAGTTGCTCCTATTGACCGTCTTGACGCTGGTTGTCAAGCACATGACAAGGATTGCAGCAAAGGTGGTTGTTCTGCTAAAGGAGATCGTAAACTGGTCAGAACTGCACTATTAGTTAGTTTGACAACAAGAGATCCAGTATTAGCAGCCAAAGCAAAACTGATTGCATCAGGAATTGCAGCTGCAAGTTTGACAAGGAGTCGATAAAATGGTTGATGTAACAATGTCAATGGACGAATACCTGTCATTGCTCAACGGCTTAACGATGGACTCAACCACATCGACACCTTCAGTAGAGAACCAGGTCCCCAAGAAAAAGAGATCCACTGCGTATCAGAGAAAATACAAAGCCAATTTCAAGAAAGTCGCACCACGATTCAAGATGAAGAGTGGTAAATGGAAAAAGAACGGATTCAAGAGTGCGGTAAAACTTGCTCACAAAATGTCAAGAAAGTGATTTCATGGGAATCCTTCACGTTCTCAACCTGATCCTAAAGGAATTGAAACTACTTCGTAAGGATTTGAAGAAGTAAAGCCTTCATTGTCTCATCGATATCGTTTCTAGCAAGCAAAGCAGCCATCAATTGGCGTGTTGTAGCCTCTTCGATGGAGGATGGGTACTGGTATTCAAGATATTTTCTTAATGCCCTTGTAACTGTCTCTGATTGATTGTGTTTTTTCTTGAGCTCTTGTACCAATTCGATTGGAATACTAAAGGTTCTGTTGATTCTCATTCTTCTTCACCTCTCTGATCTGCAGTAACTGGCAAAAACATTTGATTGTAAGGTGCATATATCCAAATCGACAATATTTTGCCGCTATTGGTAACTCTCATGTATCCAATAATACGATCTCCAACACGGATTGATTCATGATGACTGCCTTCTGCCATCAAATCCACTCCGAATGTGTATAAATTCCAGTTGGAATCCAATCGACCCACAATCGGATCAGTATTTGATTATCGAAATCTCTCATAGTGTCAAGATATCGACGAAATTCAGTAGGATACATATCATTATGAAGCCAGTAATTGTACCAATCCATATCGTGTCTCATCTCTTACACTCCACGCAATTAGCCACATAATAGAAATTTATGGGGCATTCTTGAGAATTAAAGTTCTCGATCTCTTCTTTTGATGGATTTACCCAGTAGGAACAGGCAAATTCATGACAGCATTTACTACATTTTACGCACATTAACTAGACCCACCCAGAAGATACTTATGTATGTAACTGAGAAAACCTAAGCAGATCGATAGGTTTGGATTTCAGTACCCTGAAAACCACCTATTACCGTGATAGGTTAATGATTCCAGTGTCTCCACTAGTACTATAACCCTCCTCCTATCATGATAGGGTATGCCTAAGGGTCTCAAAGAAACATCTAGCCTAATTCAGATCTCCTCACTTGTAGTTGAAGGTGCAGCGAACACTTTTACTCAAGCAGAAGTAGATCTCCAACTCAACCCACTTGACAATGAAGTCTTCATTTGCTATGCAATCGACGTAAATGCAGGTGCTCCAGATTTGAACGCTAACCTTTCATCTGCTACGTTTGCAAGCGTTTCCACTACATCACGAACAACAGTCGGATCCATTGCTAACTCAAATGTTCTAGGTATTGGACAACATTCCATCAAGAATGATGGTGTTTCTGCTGTTGCCTTTTCAGAATTTGCTCCTGAAACACCTACTGG